ATAACATAATGATATGGTAGGGGGCATCCAAATGTTCCCAACCTAGCGTTTTAAAAACCGGGTGCCTNGTCACGCGTTGAAAATCGCACTTGACCCAAGGGGGAATCAGAATGAATCCGAAGAAACCAACCAACCTCAAGATTCTTGAGGGGAATCCCGGCAAGCGTACCCTCGCATTCAACGAAATCAAACCATCCCCCGCAGTTCCTGTCTGTCCGGAATGGGTTCATGAATATGCTCGTGAAGAATGGGAACGCATGGCGGGAAAACTTGAAAGACTTGGGTTGATGACTGAAACGGATGTCGCGGCGTTCACGGGATACTGCCAGACATACGCAAGGTGGAGAGAAGCCGAGGAACATATCACCATCGAAGGTTCTGTGAAGGTGCTTGAATCTGGATATCCACAGCAGAATCCTTACGTTTCAATTGCACACAAGAATCTTTCATTGATGGGCGTATACATCGGAAAGTTCGGCATGAGCCCTTCCGACCGTGTAGGACTGGTATCCGGCAAGGCTGAAGAAAACAATAGTAAGATGGGAAGGTTGTTATCCAAATGACCAACAAGCTTCTTGGCAGGCAAAGGGCTGACAGGGCGGTTGAGTTCATTAACTGCCTGAAACACACGAAAGGCATCTGGCATGGTGTTGACTTTGAGTTGCTCTCATGGCAGGAGGAAATTATCCGGGATGTGTTCGGGACGCTGAAACCGGATAAATACAGGCGGTATAACACGGCATATATGGAGGTGCCAAAAAAGCAGGGAAAATCTGAAGTCGGTGCAGCAACAGCATTATACCTGATGTGTGCGGATGACGAATGGGCGGCAGAGATATACGGATGCGCTTCCGACAGACAACAAGCATCAATCATATTTGATGTTGCGGTGGCTATGGTGGATCAGGACGAAGAACTCCGGAAAATCATTAAACCCATTCTATCTGTGCATCGGTTGGTATATCTCCCTACTAAAAGTTTTTATCAAGTGAACTCATCGGAAGCGTTCTCGAAACATGGATTAAACGTGCATGGGGTTATATTTGATGAACTGCACGCTCAGCCCACGCGTGAGTTATGGGATGTCATGACAAAAGGGGCCGGAGATGCACGAATGCAGCCGCTAACTCTGGCAATGACCACTGCGGGGGATGACCCTGACAGAACAAGCATCGGTTGGGAAGTACACAAGAAGGCCTATGACGTGATACACGGTACAAAGAAGATACCTAACTTCTATGCTAAAATTTACGGGCTAGATGAGAACGCCGATTGGACGGATGAAAAGAACTGGCATATAGTAAATCCTTCCATCGGTCACAACCTCCGCATTGATACCATCCGAGATGCGTTTGTGGAAGCACAACAGAGTGAAGCGGACGAACGGTTATTCCGTCAACTCCGTTTGAATCAGTGGGTCAAGACAAAATCAAGTAAATGGGTCAACCTGGAGATATGGGACAAGAATGGCGGGTTGGTTATCCCGGATAGGTTGGAAGGCCGGAAATGCTACGGAGGGCTTGACCTTTCATCTAAAATGGACTTGACCTCATTCGTGTTGGTGTTCCCTCCGGAAGAAGAAGGTGGAGCGTACGAAATACTTCCATTCTTTTGGATACCGGAGGATGGACTGGAAGCAAGGGTGAAACGCGACTATGTTCCGTATGACAAGTGGTTACGGGAAGGACGGATATACTCAACGCCAGGGAATGCGATTGATTACAGGTTCATCCAGAAAACCATTATCGATCTGAGGGACAAGTACGAAATACTTGAAATCGGGTTTGATCCGTGGAACGCACAGCAGACCGCAACGGAACTGATGGACAAAGGACTTACGATGGTCGAGGTCAGACAAGGATATAAATCCATGAGTCCGGCCATGAAAGACCTTGAAGCGTTATTGCATTCGGAAAAGCTGGCACACGGGGGGCATCCGATACTGAGATGGAACTTTGGAAACCTTGAAGTCAAGATTGACGAGAACGACAACATTCGACCGGTAAAGGGCAAAGCGACCGACAGGATAGATGGCGTGGTGGCAATGATCAACGCATTCGCGAGAGTCATCAATGCACAGGATGAAACATCGGCCTACGAGTCAAGAGGCGTGTTGAGTTTGTAAAGGAGGCAGTATGAACATCTGGGACAAGGCGCGAATATTGTTTTCCAACAACTTCAATGAGCGCATCAAGGAGTTTTATAACGGTGACGATGACTTGAATAATGTCGGCATGAACATAGACAGTGAAACCGCCATGAGATATTCGGCGGTATTTGCGTGTGTCCGGGTATTGGCTGAAACCGTTGCGAGTCTGCCTATCAAGCTATACCAGAAACTAGATAACGGGGACAAGCGTGAAGCCAACGACCTGGGGTTGTATGATGTGCTGCATTCCGCTCCGAACATGGAAATGACACCATTCAATTTCAAGGAATCAATGATGACTTCCTTGTGCTTGGGTGGGAATGCGTTCGCGCAGAAAGTATACGACAAGCAAAAGAACGTGGTTGGACTTTATCCATTGGATTGGCAGAAAATCCGGATTGTCCGAAAAAACAATGAGCTGATATATGAATATCAAAAAGAAACGGAATGGGTTCCGTACACCCGAAAGGAAATCTTTCACATCCCGGGATTATCGTTGAACGGAATAAACGGGCTGACTCCCATCGGATATGCGGCAAAATCCATTGAACTGGGTCTGACCTATGAGGCGTTCTGCATCCAGTTTTACAAGAACGGTGCGAATTCATCGATGATGCTTCGCCATCCGAAGGTCATGAAGGAAGATGCTTACATGAGGTTGAAATCATCGTTCACGGAAAAATACACCGGAACGGCGAACACCAACAAGCCAATCATCCTTGAAGACGGTATGGACATTACTCAGCTTACGATCAATCCCGTAGATGCTCAACTTCTGGAATCAAAAAACTTCCAGATAGAGGACATCTGCCGAATATACAGGGTCCCTCAACATTTGGTGAACAAACTCGATAGAAGCACAAATAATAACATCGAGCATCAATCATTGGAGTTTGTGATGTATACCATGCTTCCGTGGTTCAAACGTATCGAGGAAAACATGAACTTGCAACTTCTGACTCCCGTCCAGCGTTTGGATGGGTACTATGCCGAGTTTGTGGTCGATGCCTTGTTGAGGGGTGACAATGCAAGCCGGTCAGCAGCCTATGCAGCCGGCAGACAGTGGGGATGGTTCAGCGTCAACGACATCCGAAGGAAGGAAAACCAAGATACCATTGAGAACGGAGACATCTATCTGCAGCCTTCCAACATGGTTGAGGCCGGAACGATACCCGATCCAGTACCGGATGTAGTCGAAACACCTACCCAGGACGAGGAAATGGCGGCAAAATTGAAGCAAAACAAGGACATTGAGACCATGATCTTCGATATTCTACTTGAAAAGGGGGTGATCCAGTGAAAAAGTTCTGGAATTTCAGCGCAAAACCCAATAATGAGGGCGAATTAACGCTTTATGGCGATATTTCGTCTGTTTCGTGGTTTGGCGATGAAATTACGCCGAAACAGTTCAAATCCGACCTTGATGCACTTGGAGAGGTCAATTCGTTGAAAATCTTCATCAATTCGGGAGGGGGAGACGTATTTGCCGGACAAGCCATCTATTCCATGCTGAAACGGCATAAATCGAGTAAAACCGTGTACATTGACGGGTTAGCAGCCTCTATTGCGTCCGTTATCGCCATGGTCGGGGACAAAATCATCATGCCGAAGAACGCGATGATGATGATCCACAAGGGATGGACAATCACGATGGGGAATGCCAATGATTGCCGACAAATGGCGGACGTACTGGACAAGATAGACATCGGTATTTCGGGAGCCTATGAAGGGAAGACCGGAAAGGCACAGGACGAAATCCTGAGTCTGATGGAAGCGGAAACATGGATGACGGCAGACGAGGCCATGGAGATGGGATTTGCTGACGAGGTACAGCAGGAACGGAAAATAGCAGCGTCAATCAACGGAAATTTCCTGACATTCAACGGGGTCGAGGTTGATGCCGGGCATTTCAAAAATCTGGACACTGATAAGATAGACACGAGTTTCGACCCAAAAGAGATGTACGCAAAACTATTGAAAATAAACGAACGGAGGTATACGTTATGAATTTCAAAGACCAGTTGAAAGCAAAATTGACCGCGCAATCGGCACTCATGAAGTCAGCAATGGACGCAAACCGCGCCTTGACTGACGATGAGCAGAAGAATTTCGACACGCTTGAGACCGAAATCATCGCGACAGAAAAGACCATCGAGGCGCAGGACAAAATGAGGGCGCGCGAATTGGAAAACAAGACCGTGGTCACTGACATTCTCTTTGCGGAACCGAGAAACGCGGACGCAAAAGTGTGGAAGAACATGGGCGAGTTCCTGAACGCCGTCAGAAAAGCCGCTTCACCTGATCGGGTTGTCGATCCCAGACTGACGATTAAGGATGCCGCTTCCGGTGTATCCGAAGGTGTTCCTTCCGATGGTGGATTCCTTGTTCAGACCGACTACGCAGCGGAACTTTTGAAACGTACGTACGAGACCGGTATTCTTGCACCGAAATGCCGCAAGATTCCGATCAGCGCAAACGCGAACAGCCTCAAAATCAACACTGTTGATGAGAACTCGCGCGCAGATGGTTCCAGATGGGGAGGCATCCTGTCCTACTGGATCAACGAAGCGGATCTGAAAACCGGGTCAAAACCGAAGTTCGGCCAGATCGAAATGAGCCTGAAAAAGCTCACCGGTTTGTGCTACGCGACAGACGAGTTGCTCCAGGATTCAACGGCAATGGAAGCAATCATTTCTCAGGCTTTCGCAGAAGAATTCGGGTTCAAAATGGATGACGCGATTGTTCGCGGTACTGGCGTAGGCCAGCCGTTGGGAATTCTCAACAGCCCTTCACTGATTACCGTTGCCAAGTCCGCTTCACAGACTGCAGACACGTTTACCTTCAACAACGCGCAGGACATGTGGATGCGCATGTACCCAAAAGGCCGCTCAAACGCGGTGTGGTTCATCAATCAGGAATTGGAACCTCAGTTGAACAAGATGATCATCGGGACAGGAGCTTATTCAGGCGCGACAGTATACATGCCGCCTTCCGGAATTTCCGGAGCCATGTACTCAACATTGTTCGGCAGACCCGTCATCGGGATTGAACAGTGCGCCGCGTTGGGAGACGCAGGGGATATAATCCTTGCTGATCTTTCCCAGTACCTCATCATCGACAAGGGCGGTATCCAATCCGCTTCCTCCATCCACATCCGGTTCCTATATGATGAGTCTGTGTTCCGGTTCGTGTATCGCGTAGACGGCCAGCCGACATGGAAGGTTCCGCTCACACCGTACAAAGGGAGCATGACCATGTCGCCGTTCGTCACATTGGCAGACCGCGCATAAAATATTGAGTTAGGAGGTAAAATGATATGTTGTCAGAAAATATCCAAGTTGACGTTGCCATTGTCCCGTCTTTGGTTTCTTCGAACGGCACGACATCCAAGTATTTCAATATGGAAGGTTATGATCACGCGCTCTTCGTATGGAGCGTGGCGGGCATGGGCATCCTGTTGACGAGTGTCGCAACCGTGTACCAAGCAAAAGATGGATCGGCCGGAACGAGTGCGGCTGCGCTTGCGTCCACGACCGCCATCATGACCCAGCACACCAAGGCAACCCAGTTTACCGTCACACCGGCTACACTGTCGGCAGCAGACACCATCACCATCACATCCTACAAATCGGATGGAGCCGCAGAAACCGCCTTGACGTTCACGGCGTCAGCCGCAGGCATTACCGCAGGGACTACGGATTCCGCAAGAGAGTTCAACATCACGCTTACCGCTTCCGGAACCGGGTCAGTGTCCACGGCACTCACCTATCTGGCGGCCATTGTCAACAACACCGCTTATGGCGTACCCGGAGCCTATGCGACCGCTTCCACAACTACTCTTGTGGTCAGGGCAAGGGACGCAGGGGATACCGTGTTCACCATCACATCGTCTTCCACCACGAACCTTACCTTGTCCGTGGATTCGGCAATAGGCATGGTACAGGTCAATGCGAGAAACCTTACCTTGTCCTCCAACTTTACTCATGTCGCGCTCAACATCGTGAATGAGTCCGCTGTTTACACATCAGCGTTCTGTATCAGGGGCATGGGTCGAAGGTACAACTTCGCACAGCAGGTCAACGTCAAAACCATACTCGCGTAATCGGTCGGGGAGGGAGAAATCCCTCCCCTATTCCTAATGGGGGAAACATGAAACGTAAAATAGAAATCGTGTTCGATATGCAGGACAACAAAGGGAACATTTCATTTTTAATGAACGGGAAAGTCATAACTGCTCTTTTCGGATACGATTTGAAATTTAATGCAAGAACAAATGAGATGAAATTCACCGGGCATCGATTATCAACCGATGATTGCGGCCAGTATTTTGTTGATGACAAGGGTGAAACGGCAACTGAGGAAGTAGACTTGCTAAAATACTTTTCGGACGAGGGAACAGTCAGAGAATATATCATTAGTGCCAAGAAAAGCGTGGAGTTTGCACTTAAAAACATCAGGGATACGTCTCTGTTCAATGCCAGACGGATGATCTCCAATAGATTGGGGTGAAATTATGAACCTGAAAATATATTCAGCCGCGACAACCGAGCTTGTGACGGTGACGGAGGTCAAAGAACATCTCCGGCTTGATTCATCTACTTTATCTTCCAACCTCACGACTGTTCAAGTTGTGCTGGGTGGGTATCACGATATAACGGCAAGCCTGACGTCTTCCGGAACAGATGTATTGGGTTACAATTCAATGATGCAGTTTCAATCGTTTGTGAGTTCAGCCGGCTCAACCGTCACGGCGAAGATACAGGAATCGGACGACAACACGACATACGATGATTGGGTTGGCGGAGGTTTCACCTCAGTAACGACCGCAAACGACACGGCGGTGCAACAAATTGAATACACGGGAACAAAACAATACATCCGACCTTATGTGACGATATCAGCGGCCCAATCAAACTTCGCCGTCAACGCCATCAAGTCTACGCCGTACAGCACTGAAGATACATATATCGGCTCGCTCATCATGCGTGCGCGCGGGTACGCCGAGAGATATCAAAGGCGGTCGCTTGCGGTTATGACCTATGATTACTTCGTCAATGACTTTCCGTCCGGTGACTTTATCAAACTTCCGATGGCTGCTCCGATGGCATCCATTACCGCAGTCACCTCCGTGACTTACATGGATTCGTTAGGGACAACCGCAACACTCACTGCATCTTCTTCTGGATATTACGTGGATATCAACAGTGAACCTGCTTTGATATCTTTGCATTATGGGATACTGTGGCCTTCATTCACTCCATGGCCTTCAAATGCCATCAGGATACGTTATCAGGCCGGGTATAGTGTTTTACCCGAACAGACCAAACATGCGATTATCATGCTTGCAGGGGCCTACTACACGTACAGGGATGTTGAGATACCCGTTGGATTGATGGACACCATCCATAACCTGCTGGAAGATGACCGGATAGGCGGGTGGTGCGATTGAATGCCGGAGAACTGACAAAGAGAATCACGATACAGGCCGAAACCGGAAATCCGGACGCTTACGGTCAACCGTTGGGGTCCTGGACAACCATTGCGACTGTCTGGGGTAAAATCATCACATCGGGAGGGCGGGAATTTTATGCGGCGCAGAAACTAAACGCAGAATCGACAGCGGTCATTGAAATCAGATACCGTACGAATATCACCACGGCAAACAGGATCATGTACAACAATCGGAAATACAATATCCTGTCGGTGGTTGATCCGCTTGAAAGTCATGTCATGCTGCAGATAGCTTGCAAGGAGGTGGTCTGATGGATGATTCCTTGTATTCCTATCTCTCTACATATGCAGGATTGGTGGCATTGGTCAACAAAAGGATTTACCCGATTGTCATGCCATTAAATGCAGTTCTTCCGGCGGTATCATTCCAGAGAATTTCCACAGAAAGAACTCACGCGTTTGAGGCCGATGTGTCATTGACGGCAGCCACGTATCAGGTATCGAGTTGGGCGAAAACGGACACGGTACGCAAAGGATATTCTCACACGCAACTTATCAGCGCACAGATCAGGGCAGCATTGCAGAATTATTCCGGAACAATGGGGAGCATGACGGTTTCAGCGGTACTTTTGATCGGGGAACTCACGGACTACGACACGGCAACCGACACTTATGCGGTTCATCAGGACTTTGAAATCTGGTATCAGGAGGTATAAATATATGGCTTATCACGGTAAAAGCGGGAAAGTATTCGTAAACGGCAGACACTTGTCCAGTTACTTTGATTCGTTCGATATCCAACTGAATTGTGACAGTGCTGAAATGAGTGCCTTCCAAGACACTTACAAGGGATACAATGTCGGGATGAAAGACGGCACATTATCGCTTACGGGATTCTTCACTGATACGGCGATTCATGCGGACGGCATCCTGTATTCAGCGGTCGGCACTACTTGCGTGTGGGGAGTATTCCCAGGCGGTGACGCGGTGGATTCTCACGGGTACGGACTCGAAGGCAACGAGAACAGTTATGCAGTGATGGGAACGAAAGATGATAACGTGAGGATTGCCACTTCCGCGATTGGATACCCGGAACAGGTTTCATCCTTATGTCCGATGACTGCAGTCACTACATCGGCAGTCGGAACAGCAATCAACAACACTGCATCAAGTACATCGGGTGGTTCGGCGTACCTTCAGGCGATTGCCGTTTCAGGTTCGTGTGGGGTTATCGTGGAACATTCAACCGCCGGCGGAACGTATTCAACCATCGCGACATTCACGGCGTTTACGACAATCGGAGCCTACCGAAAAGCAATAACAGGCACAATCAAACCGTTGGTTCGGGTTTCATATTCGGGGAACATGACACTACAAGCATCCCTGCACAGGGAATAAGGAGGGCTAAATTATGGCGGCATTACATGGCAAAGGTACGGCATTTTCGGTCGGGAATTCAGGCACTCTCACGGCAATCACAACCTATTGCGACAACATCGACTTCCCCGCCTTCAACGTGGACACGGCAGAGGTTTCCGCGTTCGGGGCAACTTACAAATCTTACGTGTCCGGATTAAAGGGTGGTACAATCACCGCTTCCGGGCCGTGGGACTATGCGCTTGACGCAATCATGTACGCAAACGTGGCAACAAGCCAACCATTCAGCTACACGCCGGGCGGCGGGTCGGCAGTCTATACCGGGAGCGCACTCATCACCGCATACAATGTGCAGGGTGGCATGGGTGGAGCAGTCACATGGAGCGCAAGTTTCCAAATCAGCGGAGCAGTAACGAGGACATAAGGAGGTTTTCATGCTTACCAAATTGGCTTTTATCGATCTCAAACTGGCGATACAACGCATTGATATCCCGGAGTGGAATGATTGTGTTTATATCAAAAAATTGTCAGCAAACCAACGCGCACAAATCTTGAAGAATAATTTCAAGATTGAAGGGACAGACTTAGGGATCAATGCTGATGCGTTTGCTGACAATGTTGTACGTACTTGTCAATTTACAATTTGCGATGATAAGGGTGTCAGATTATTTGATGATTCGAAAGCGGATTTTGATATTCTGGATGGCAAAGATGGTGCGATTCTGGAAAGAATATTTAATGTTGTAATGGAATCCAACGGTATGACTGTGAAGGAAGAAAAGGAAGCAATGGGAAACTTAGATTCCAGCCGGAATTGATGTTTGCATTCTCACTTGCCAAAGAGTTGGGAATGACGGTAGAAAACATGCTTTCCAGTATGTCGAGTGAAGAATTCACATACTGGAAAGCGTATTCCGCGCTGGAGAGGGAAGAAATAGATAAGGAACGGATGGAAGCGGGTCTAAGATGAGAGTAAACGTTGAAATCATCGGCATTGAAGACATGATAGCGGACATGAAAAAGATGCAGGACAAGGGCAAGTCCGTGTTGAATGCTGTCGCAATGGCAGGTGCAACGTATGCGCTTCCGAAGATAAGAAACGCGATCCCTGTGGGTACGGAAGATGATACCCATCTGAAAGACAATATCAAAGCAAAGAAGATGACAAAGAAATCAGACGTCAAGTCATCCGCTATTGTAGAGGTTGGTGCAAAGTCCGCTGAATACGGGATGCATTTGGAAGTAGGTCACAGGACACCAAAAGGTGGTCACATTCCAGCACATCCTTTTATCCGAAATACGATAGATGCAGACTCAGAGGAAATCGGACGGGTCATGGGCGAAGAATTCATCAGGAAGGTGGGGATATAATGTCGAAGGTAATCAGAAGCGTTACGGCGAAATTCAATGCCGATATTTCCGACTTCCAGAAACAGATGAATACGATGTCGAAGAACCTGAAAAAGTCTGGTGAGGAATGGAAAAAAGCCGGAGAATCTTTAACAAAAATGGTCACCGTTCCCATCCTTGCGGCGGCTACTGCAATGGTCGCGCTGTCTGTTAAAGCCGGGGAATACGCCGAACAAATTTCAATCGCCGCACAGACCACGGGTATGAGCGTAGAAAGATTGCAGGAACTACGGTATGTCGCTTCTCAGGTTGATGTCGAATTCGAAACGCTGGTTGGGAGTTTTGGCAAGTTCACAAAAACATTAGCAACGGCAAACAACAAAAAGAGCGCGGCTGCACAATTGTTCAAAGCACTTGGCGTAACCATCAAAAATGCAGATGGATCGTTGAGGCCGATGAATGATACTTTTTTTGCAACCATTAAAGCGTTGAGCGGTGTATCGGATGAAACACTACAAGCAGAAACGGC